TATACCGGCTAAAGCATCTTGATAATCAGACATTTGATTTTGGTTAATATCTACCGCAGCTCCCATACCAGCAGCTCTAATTTCAGCAACTGTAATCTGAGTTTGTCTATCAAGCTCAGCTTGTTCAGCTCTGTATTGGATATCCATTTGTTTCTGCTTTTCTTGACTAGCTAACATTTCTTGCTGCATCTGCTGTTGTTGCTGTAACTCAGCTTGCTTCTGAGCATTGGTTTTCTCTTCTGCAGATTTAAGTACACCTGTTAATTCAGCAATTGATTCAGACTTAATTACATTACCTAAATCATAGATAGAGGCACCTGTTGTATTGTTGTTTATAGCCAAAGACTTTAACTGCTCCATGATTGCTCTGGAGTTAGTCTTTGTTGTACAAAATATATTCAAATCTCTCATGAGTAAATCTGTACCATTCATTTGAAAGTTTACTTTCTCATCAGCTCCAGTAATATATTGTAAACGAACACTAGGTTTCTTTGAATGATAATACTGAGCTAAATCAGTTCTCATTTGGTGAACTCTTGGCATTAAATTATCACTGTGCTGTATGAAGTACTGTTCAGTTTGAGCGTAAGAGGCATTCATAGCCTGTTCTACCCCTGTTGCAGTCTCTTGAGCAATAGTTGCTCCCATTCGTTGAGGATTCAAGCCAATGGTCTCAAAAGCTTGATTCTTGAAGTAAGTACCCAATTGAATTCTTGAAAGCAAACGTTGAGTCTGTTCTAAATTTAGTACTTGATAATGCTGAAAATTCAAAGCATTTTCTGTATTGGTAATAGAAGTATCCAATGGTAACATTTGGAAGTTCTTCATAGCCACATAGGCTTTAGCCAGATTATTTTTACCCCAGTCTTCTCCCATGGAGTGACGTGGTAAAGAGTTCTGGTCTAACATGATAACCGTGCCTAGCTCATCAACCAAGATATCTGCTATTTGGTTATTCACTATATTATAGCCTATTTGGTAAGGCTTCATCAGATCTACTAATGAAGTACTTCTTGTATTTCTATCTCCAAAAACACAACCCTCTACTGGTAATTTACAACCATATAAAGTTGCATCTCCTTTAAACTGGAATGGAATCTTTCCTGGTTTACCACCATTTAGTCCTAAGTAAATTGGGTTGATACCTCCAGGGTTATTCATACCCCAGAATGCCGGACGGTTTGGTCCAATCTTAATACCACCCCAAGTTTCATTGATCCATATCCAATCTATGTGTTCACCAAAGATTAAATTGTCTTTAGATTTCTCTTTATAAATAACAGTATTATACTGTGGTTTATCAGTTACTTTATAATCTTCAGTAATAATTTCTTGTATGATCTCTCCTTCATCTGTGATCTTAGTAAGATGCCCTAATTTTCTTTGAGACTTCCAGTATACTGTTGATACTCTTAGAAGATGTGACTTACCAAAGTCAATAGTATCTTCTGAATCTGATAATATCCACTCTACAATATCTCCTGTTCCAAACTTAGAATCATATACAGAAGTATATTGTCTATACCCAAGACTTGGCATCTGAGTATTCCATTCATGAGAACGAGTACCATCATAATAAGTTCCATCATTTTGATATCCTTGTACAGCATATCCGGCTGAACGCACAGGATAAATAGCTTCTAAAGCTTCTAATTGCTCCTGGTTCATCATCCAACCAAACTTATCTATTACATCAGATACACTCATCATATCCATTTTACCTACCCAGTTACCCTGAGAGATATAACGAACATCTGGTGACTTATGATAAAAAGTAAGTAGTGGATTCCAAAGCTCTAGTTCATAGTCATCTTCTTTCATATCAAAATGCCAAAACTCTCTATCTGAAATCAACATGTCTCTGAAAGCACGCTCTTCTAATTCTTGTGTTTTAAATCTTTCTTCATCCACAGACATTTGATGAGATGCCCACTCTTCTATCATTGAACGGTAATCTTTTTTAAAGAAGGATTCAATCTCAGGCAAAGTCTTTAACTTCTCAGCAGACATCATTTGTTGTCCTTCTTCACTCTCAACATCCATACCTTGCTTAAGCATTTCTATCATCTGCTTTTGCTGAGCATTATGAATCAAAGTATCTTCAATCATTTGACGCTTAGCTTCTAACATTTCATTATAAGAAATGTCATCAACAGCTCTAAACATAATCCTTGAACTACGTTTAGAAAACTCATTAGCTAGTACATTCACCACATTAGGAATAATTGGATAGAACTTTAACTCTAAAGCTGACGCATCCTCTTTAGTTAGTGTATCTATCAAATCAGCCATTTCATTGTCTTCCTCCACTATATAATCACTCTTGTCAATAATACCTTTAGCTAGCTTGTAGTTTTTCATTAATCTACGAGCATTGCGTCTCAATTGCTTCATACCCTGAAACTCTAGCCAATCTAGGTTCCAAGCTCTCCACTCTTCATCTTTCTCTTTTTCAGGTAAAAATTGAATAGGTTGGGTAAGTGTACCCATCTTATTATATTCAACTTTTTTACCGGCTTTAAGATCTAAAGCGTTATATATCTGCATGATTATTAATTATTTAAGTCTAAATCAGCTGTAAAAGTTCTAGCTGATCCAGTCAAAGTATTTGAAGTAGTAAATGTGATTGGATTACCATTAATGGTTCCATAAGGTTGAACAGGTACTGTCCATGGTGTTGTAGTTCCAGTTGACCAACCTGGTGTTGAAATAACTGTTGACGCTACCTCTTCTTCTTTTAAAATAAGTAAAGCTTCCTCTAATGTAAGAGAACTTTCTTTTATTAAACGAGATAGTATGGCTACTTTTTGAGCATGTAAGGTTACTTCTGCTTCCATTATCTTATATTTTTAAAGGGATTTCTAGGGGGTTGCATAGAATTAGGACCTCTCTTAGAGCTACCCATATGCCTAAAGGGGCTATAATTTAATTTACTAAATTTTTGGGAGTTATCCAAATGAGTTTTGGTAACTTCTACACGTTTAGCCAAGCCTCTATTAGATTGTTGAACTTTAGCAAAAGCTACTAATGCACCAAATGCTACTAACCTATCCACGTTGACACCATCTTGGTATGCCTGCATTTCTTTTAATAGCATTGGATCAGGTATCCGCTCTACCCCATAAATGGTTTTTACAATGGTTCCATCAGCTAACGTTTCAGTATCCAATTCTTCTTTTAAAAACTCAATGGCGTAGGATAATATATTTCCTTTGAAAATGGTTCCTACGTTCTTCCAGCCATATTCTTGGAATACGTTTCTGTTAGCTCCAATGTCTTTTAAAAACAGTATCATGTCTTTAGGAACAAGATATTTCTGTTTCTTTTTACTAATCATGTATTGGATAAATAAAGCCACGTTATTCTCCACTATTGTCCAGGCATTATACCATTCTATGAGTAACTCCAGTCTTTCATGGGTTTTATTGATGTCATCAAAGCGTCCACACCAACTAGCTACTATTTTGTCTCGTTCTATACTGTTTTCTACTTTACCATCACCATGGTCTTTAATGATTTCCACAGGATTTTTATAAATATAAATAGCACACAAAGAGTCAGATGTATTGGTCTTACCTTCTCCTACCGGATCTACTGATCCATAGTACATCCCAAAAGTGGGATCTTTATGCGGTCTTTCATAAACACAGATTACCCCTTCTTTATCTTCTGTCTTTTTAGAAATAGGCCATTCCATAATAGGAATTTTTCTAGAAGGTTTATCTACAATCTTACCCTCTGCATTTCTGGATAGTTCTAAATACTCACACCCATATTGTTTGTCTTGAATACGTTGCATTTGTTTAGATAACAAATGTGGTGGAAATATAGAAAGCTTTCTTGTTGCAAAAGCCTCTTCTATGTTTCTGGGATGCTGAGATATTTCTAGTTGATAAGCTGCCGGTTCTAAATCACGTTTTAATCTTTGGAACTCTTCTTCTAAAGCATCTAATGCTTCTTTAACTAATGAATTTCCATACTGATCAATATAAGGTGGCATAGACCACTGCTCTGGAATAAATAATCCTGTTACTCCAATGGTTCCATTACCATCTATTAAATTAGATGTTACTCCGTAGAATCCATTTTCTCTTGGTTTTTCTATGTATAGTTTAAGTGGTTCACATTGGTCC